AACTTTCTTTGAGGCATTCCGTAAATTCAGACATGAGAGGATATCTTAAAGTGGAAAGGGCGGTGAGCCGATTGGCCCACCGCCCTCCCCGAGCGAATTAGCTACCGTTGATACGTACGAGGCTGGAGGTTTCTCCGGCCTTCACGCCGTAGATTAAGGCGTAGGTGCGTTGCAGTTTGCCGAGCACCACGTCGTAGTACTCGCGAACCTGCACCGACAAGCCAGTCCTGGGCTCAGTCACCACAGAGATGTCTCCGGGGATGCTCACGCCCGTCGGCACTTCCGGAACGCGGGCTGCGATCAGGAGTGCTTCCTGTTGGGCGAAGAATCCGCCCAAGGTGATGCTGTTGGAAGGCACTGCGCTGTACTGGTTAATGTTGAACCCGGCCACGTTGCCGATGCCAGCCGTGCGAACGAGGTCGCCCGAGATCTGGGGATTGGCCACGACGGTCGTATCATTCAAGAGCGCACCGTAGAAGCTGGGGTTGAGAACAGCGTAGCGGCCGTTGACCGGGCTGTTGTTATTGTTGAGGGTGATGCCGGCCGACACTACCGAGCGGTAGCTGAAGGCAGACGACGCGACCGTGAGGGCGCTGGTGAAGCTGCTGGAAGTAACAAGCGCGAGCAAGTCACCCACCATTTGCAAGCCGAGGGCGTGCGCGGCAGAACCGGCAAAGCGCTCGATCAAATTCACGTTCGAGCTGGTGCGTTCTCCGTCATCAAGCGAGTAGCTGACGTGTTTGAATTTGTTGAGGGTAATTTGAACGTCTGTCTGGGTCACAGCAGTCGCCGCATAACCGGTGGACTGTGAATAGTCCTGCGCGGTCGTGGCGCTGATGCGAGCCGTAAAGACGGACGCGTTGTACTTCGCTGCATCAGCCGAAAAATCGGTGACAGAGTTGCGAAGGAAGCTGTAGTCAGCCACAAGAATCTCCAGCGCACGCTGAGCGATTACATTGGCATTCGTTGTTCCGAGTGTATTTGCCATTTTAGTATTCTCCTAGTGGACTGATTACAGTCCGAGTTTGCGGAGCAGTTCCAACCGACGGGTCGGATTCTTTTCCGCGTTGAATTGTGTAAGGATCTCAGCCCGGCCGAGCGGTTGGCTCGATTCAGCGGGAACCGCCACTGCGCCAGCAGCGTCGGCCTTGGCTTTTTCCAAAGTGGTCACGGCCTTTTCGTCGGCCTTGGACATCTCTTCTTTTTTGTAGGTCATCTCCTCGTCATCTTCGCCCTCTTCGGTCTTGGGGGTCAGCATGCCGATTAGTTTGCTCAACATGCCTGCGATGTCGGTCAGAGTAGGCTCAGCCATCTTCTGTTCGTCCTTTTTCTCTTCGGGCATTTCGGCCAGTTCGGCCTTTGCTTCGATGGGAGCAGGAGCGGTTTCGACGATAGGAGCGGATGCAGGTGCGGCCTCTACGGTCGGCTCGCTCAGCTCCTTTTTAACTTCGACGGGTGCTTCGTTCATTTGAAGTTTTTGCATGTCAACTGCGCAGAAGGCGCTGAACATCCCGGCTGGGTTGGCCGCAGGCTCAGAAACGATTGAGCAATCATAGATTTCAGTTACGCGGGCAAAACGTTCAGCGCCCATGATCTCGGGAACACCGCTAAAGGTAAGGGATATGCCAAAGCCTTCGGGCAGTACTTGGGCCAGCTGCTCGACAAACTGCGCCTCGTTAGTATTGAAGAGATTTAGATCGCCCAGCAGGCGGTCGCCTTTGATTGAAAAATTATCGATATAACCAAGGATGCCGGTGACGGGTGCGCCGTGGCCCATGGTCACTTTGATCCGCTTCATGCTTTGCGCCACTTTGAGCGCTTGCTCGAGCGAGGTTTGGTCGATCGTTAGGTTGTGGCCCCTGGCCTCTCCAACCGTTAAAATAGAAACGCCGTTTAATTTGTTGGCCATATAGGCCAGAGCAAACGTCAACTTTAGAGCAGATCGCCGTCAGCTTCGCGGTAGCTTTTCTTTACCTCGCCACCGCCTGCCATCTTTAAGAATTTGTTTACCCTAGCAATCGCCCAGGCTGTCCGGCTGTTGGGCCTTCCCCCGCCGATCGTTGGCCTGAAGCTGGTTGAGAAAGCGCCAGCACCCCTGCGAAAAACTTTCTTGAGCGCCCCTAAGCTGGGCGCCTTGCGGTTGGGATAGCTTTTTTTAAAGTCGGCTATTTTGTTTTTTAAAGTTTGTTCAACGGCTTTGCTGATCTCGATATCGCCTGCCTTTGATCTGGTGGAAGCTGTGCCGGCTGGGTTCGCCTTGCTGCCCTTCTTACGTTCACTTGCTGGCGCAGGTGTTTGGCTGGCTGACTTCGGCCCCGGCCGAGCCGCCATCTCGCGGGCGATCCGGCGCATCTGTACCGCTGCCCAGCTCTGGGCAGGATCGCCACCCCATAGCGCCCAAGCTATCCGGCCTGCCGATGGAAAGCCTGGTTCACCAGGGTTAAACCCCTCGCCTTTTTTGTCCACCTCATGCCTCGCTAGGTATGAGCTGATGCGGGCGATGGTTTCATCTGGAAAGTCTACGCTGTTGATAATATCACGTGCCCTAGCCACGCCCACTTCAGTCCCGCCCCGCTTGTATTCCCGACGCCACTCTAGCCCCTTTTTGGCTTCGGCAATCATGCCGGCCGTGGGTTTAGCTAATTCTATTTTTTCTTTTTTTTTAAGCCCGATTGCGTTTGCTACCATGTCTAGTTCTTTGTCGCTGAGCTTGTAGTCGGGATCGTCTTTCATGGTGAAGGATTCGGACTGCTTGGTCAGCTCTGAAGCGTCGGGTGCGTTGGGATCTTTGACTTCCTCGGTCGCCTCTTCGTCTACTGCCGGTGCTTCGTCGACAGGCTGTACGGGTGCGGCTTCGTCTACCTCGGGAGCAACCGTGCCAAGGCTAGCAATAAACTCTTTTTCTTTTGCAATCTGTCGGGTCTGCTCTTCCCAGTCTAGGCCAAGTTCTCCGAAGTAGCTCTGAAGGGAGGATAGTCCCGCCTTATAATTTTCTCGTTCTTGCTGTGCCTCTCTCCCAGCGTCCACCGTCAAAGACTTCGGAGTCTGCCATGTAACCTTGGCGTAGTCCTCATCAGCTGGCAGATCACCGTTAGCGATCGCTGTTCCGATAAAGTAGCGCCATGCGCGATTACAGAATCGGTCGATGAGTAGCCGTTGCCGTTGCTCAAATCGCCTCTGTGCTTTTGCCACCACGAATCGCATGCCAGCTCCACCGACGCTTGCTGGGTCGTAAACAAATTCTACCGGCAAGCCCAAGCCCATCGCCACATCGCGAATTAGGAATTTCGCGAACGGCTCAAAGCTGCTGTTGGGTCTGGTCGGTGATACCATCTCAATCTTTTCACCAGGGCCGAGCCGAGGGATG